ACTTTATCTACCTTTGCATTGTTTTAACAAAACTAATAGGAGAATTTATGGCAGGATTAGATTTGGATTATATCATTGATGAGGAAGGACTTGACCTTTTCAATGATGATGGACAACAGCAGACCCCTCCTGCTGAAGGTGAAGATGAGGGGAACAAAGATAAAGGAAATAAAAACACTGCTGAGGAGGAGGAAATTGACGTAGATTCATTATTCCAGAATCCAGAGAGCGTAGGTGGTGGTGAAGAACATAATGGTGAGGGCGAAGATACTCCTCCTGACGAAGGCAAAACTTCTCCTAACTTCTTCTCTTCCAATGCCAAAGCCTTAGCAGAAGAGGGTATCTTCCCTGACCTTGATGAAGAAGAAATCAACAACATTAAGACTGGTCCTGAGCTAGTTGAAGCTATCAGAAAACAAATGAAGGCTGGTCTTGATGAAATGCAGAAGAGAGTTACTGATGCTCTTGAAGCAGGTGTTGAGGCCCCTGTTATAAAGCAGTATGAGGGTGTACTCAAGCAGCTCAATGATATGACTGATGAGGAAATCTCAGCTGAGGGTGATGAAGGTGAGACTCTAAGAAAGAAGCTTATCTTCCAAGATTACCTTAACAGAGGATTTAGCAAGGAGAGGGCAGAAAGAGAGGTCAACAAGGCAATACAGAATGGTACAGACATTGATGATGCCAAGGAAGCTCTCAAGAGTAATAAGCAGTTCTTTCAGGATGCTTATAACAAAATCCTTCAAGATGCAAGGGACTCAAAGAAGAAAGAGGAAGAAGAGGATAGGCAGAAAGCTGAAAAGCTGAAGGAGAGTCTGCTTAACCCCAAGACCAAGTTCTTCGATGAACTAGAGTTGGACAAGTCTACTAGACAAAAGGTGCTTGACAACATTTCTAAACCTATCTATAAAGACCCCAAGACAGGGGATGTCTTTACAGCAGTGCAGAAATATGAGTTAGAGCATGGAGAGGATTTCCTTGTCAAAGTTGGCTTGTTATATACTCTTACTGACGGCTTTAAGTCACTTGATGGCTTAGTCAAAGGTAAAGTAAACAAAGAGATGAAAAAGGGTTATAGTGCTCTGGAAAGTAAGATTAACAACACAGCTAGAGACAATGAGGGAAACCTCAGGTACAGCAGTGGTGTTGATGATTCCGAGGATTACCTTGGAAAGGGTATTAGACTCGACATCTAAAAACTAAAAAATAATTCTTAATTTTTAATTACTATGGCTTTTAATTTACTAGGTAAATTTCAGACAAGGGAATTTAGCTACTGGAAGGGCCTGACCAAGGACAATCACCTTGGAGCTATTTTTAGAAGGGCACCTCAGAAGGCTACCAATCTGATGGTACAACTGCTTGCTTTCCAGAGGGGAAAGACCCTTGACACTCTTCTGAACCAGTTCCCAACTAGGGAGTTTGAGTCTGATGATGAGTACACATGGGACGTTGTTGGTAGCTCAAGAAGGAACATTCCACTTGTTGAGGCTAGGGATGAGAATGGTAGTGTTGTAACATCTGCCAGTGGCATGATTGGTGCAGGTACAATGCCATTCTATCTAGTGTTTGCAGAGGATTGGTTTGCTGATGGTGAGTACATCGTTGGTAATCTGAATGAGGTTTATCAGTTCAGAATCCTCGGTGATGCAAGAATGGAAGGAACCAATGCAGTTTATAAGGTAGAGCTAGCTGGTGGTAACACTGATGGTGTACCTGCTGAGAGACTGCTTGAGGGTGAGAAGTTCAGCATTGAGGCAGCTTTCGTAGAGAGTGAGCTTTCTAGGAAGGTTGGTGATGTGAGGTTCGCTGCTCCTGTTGGTATGAGAAATGAGTTCTCTACTATCAGAATCCAGCACAAGGTTCCAGGCAACAAGATTAACAGGAAGATTGCTGTGGGTATTCCTGTGGTTACTACTACAGGTCAGAAGACCACAATGAACATGTGGATGCACTATGTTGATTGGGAGGTTGAGTGCCAATTCTCAGAGTACAAGAATAATGTTCTTGCCTATGGTACTTCTAACAGAAATGCCAATGGTGAGTACATGAACATGGGTAAGTCTGGTGTTGCCATTAAGACTGGTGCAGGTCTGTATGAGCAGATGGAGGTAGCTAATACCTATTACTACAACACATTCAGCCTGAAGCTGATTGAGGATGCTCTTTATGAGCTGTCAGCAGCTAAGCTAAGCCTGAAGGGTCAGGACAGATACTTCCTTATCAAGACTGGTGAGAGAGGTGCTATCCAGTTCCACAAGGCAGTGCTACAGACTGTAAGTGGTTGGACTCAGTTCACAATCAATGGTGATGCTATTGGTATTGTGCAGAAGACTCAGAGCAACCTGCATGAGAATGCACTTACCGCAGGCTTCCAGTTTGTTGAGTATAAGGCTCCTAACAATGTAAGGGTTAAGATTGACGTTGACCCATACTACGATGACCCAATCAGAAATAAGATTCAGCACCCACTTGGTGGACCTGCTTTCTCTTACAGGTATGATATTATGGACATCGGTACTATGGACCAGCCCAATATCTTCAAGTGTAAGATTAAGGGAGACGAGGAGTACAGAGGCTACCAGTGGGGTATCAGAAACCCATTCACAGGACAAAAGAACAATCCTTATATGTCATTTGACGAGGATGCTGCTGTTATCCACAGAATGGCTACACTGGGTATCTGTGTACTTGACCCAACAAGGACACTATCACTGATTCCTGCTGTACTTGCAGGCTAAGTGAAACTATAGTAGGGTAGGGAACTACCTACCCTACTTCTTTTTATAAACAAGTTTAAAATGGAGAAGTTATGGCTAACAAAGCTAATATAGAAGAGAAGGTAAACTATGAGGAAGCTCCTGAGCTTGCTCTTGATACAGAAATGGAAATGCAGCCAGTTCCTATGAGGGAACAGCAGCCTGCGCTCAAGGCTCCTGAGAGAGTAGTGAGAGTATCACCAGACCATAGTGGTCTAGTCAATTGTCTCAGAAATGAGAGAGTAATTGTAAGACACGTCAATAAGCAGACAGGTCTGGTTACTGACCCCAAGCATGTATTGTTTGGTGGTATGTCTGAAAATGCAAAGAGAACATTCTGTGTTCCTCTGCTTAGGTCAGGAGGATATGTAAATGTCCTTACTAATGCTGAGAAAGACTACCTAGAGTATATACTTGGATTGGAGCCAAATGCCCTTAGTGTTCATAACATGGTCAACAATTTCTGGAGTGATGCTAATGAGAATGGTATTGCAAAGGTAGTTCTTACCAAGCAAGACAATTACCTGAATCTAGCAGACCCCATTGATTATATCAAGTATAAGATTCTGTTGGCATGGAAGGATAAGATTGCCCCATCTATTCAAGCTCTTCAGGACCACAGGAAGGCAACCTATGAATTTGTCATTATCAAGGAATCTGATAAGACAAGTGCAGCCAAGGTTAAGCTTACTGCTAAGAAGGAGTCTTACAAGGAGTTTGGTAAGATTGAGAATGACATAGACATCTTGAGGCTGGTAGTAGAACTTATGGATGGCAGACCTACTGCGCCCAATACAAGTATTGATGTACTACAGACTAAGGTAAGTGACCTTATTGAGTCTAATGCTAAGATGTTCCTCACCATTGTCAAGGATGAACTTCTTCCCACTAAGGTATTGATTAAGAAAGCAATTGAGGCTGGTATCATTTCTAGGAGAGGTGACTATCTGTATCTCAGAGAGGACAACTCACCATTGTGTGAAATGAACCAAGAGCCTACATTTAATATAGCAGCTGCTTACTTAGCTGCACCTAAGCATCAGGAGCTTAAGTTCAGCATTGAAGCAAAACTAAAGCAATAAGATATGACCATAAGTGAATTTAGTAACCAGTTTGATGTTCTTTATAATAACATAACCAGCAATCAAGCTCCTGGGCTGAATGAGTATGAGAAAAGTGTTTTCCTCACTAAGGCACAGGATGAAGTTGTAAAGAACCACTTTTTACCTAACAGTAAGGGTAATACTTTGCAAGAAGGCTTCGATGGTAATGCTAAGAGGCAGGTAGATTTCTCTATGCTGATGCGAACAGTTATTGGCACTTCAGTAACAGCTAGTGTTAATATACACTTTGCAAGCAACGCTGGTTACTATGCTATGCCATCTGACGTTCTTCTATACATAAACGAAGTCTTAAAGGTTAAGAGGAATGGTATAGATACTAACCTTACTGTTATACCTATTAATTTTGATGAGTATAACAGACTCATGTCTAAACCTTTTAAGAGACCCTTAAAGCATCAGGCATGGAGACTTATCACTGCTGGTGCTGCTAGCAGTTACACATTTACAAATTA